TCATACAACTGCTCGGCACTGACTGATGACAGAAGACCAGAGAAGTTGTCAAAGTTGACCGTTAGAGGGTTATTGGCACCATCCGCACCCGTAGCCGGCGGTAAATACCAGTCGGCTTGGCTCGGGTCAAGAGCCGTGCTTGAAGTGCCATCTGTGGTATAGTAAGTCGGCTTGGCGTAGATGATGAAAAGGTCGGGAATCTGCGGAAGCGTAATCGTCTGAGATGAGATTGTCTGCTTATCTCCAGACGCAACACTCTGACCAGAAGTCGTGATGTAACGAGGGAACTCCATATACGGAACAACTGACTTAGGAGGAAGAGGCACATCAAGCGACGGCGTAAGGAAGATTACATTCACACGGGAGTTGGCAAAACCGCCGTTCTGCTGTGATGTGTTAATCGCAACACCGCTGATTGTGCGGGTATTAGCACCCGCCGTATCCGCCGTCGGGTTGCTACGAACAAGACGACCCATATCCGTCTGTAAGTTCATAATCAACTGGATGTTGTTGATGCCAAACAGACCAACATCCGCCTCGTGGACATCAGAGAAGACGAACGGGCTGAGCACCAGTTTCTCCGTCGTGCGGAAGCGGAAATAGAGCGTGTAGGGACCCGTGGTAGAGCCCGTGCCCGTGCCCTCAGAGTTGAGAACAATCGGGGTGCCATACTTATCAACGCCGTAATCACCCGTCGCCGGCGTCCAAGCGGGTGTTGCTGACTGGAAAGTCGTAGAGGAAGCCGTGAAAGGGGCATATGCTCCAGTAGAAGCAAGAACAAAACCATAAGCCTTGCCACTCGTTACACCCGGAACTGAGCCCGTCTGTAGAGGAGTGCCAGACTTGTCCGTCCATACTACATCCGGGTAAGCACCGTTCGGCTGGAGATGACTATCTACACCGCCTTGGTCATAGCCCGCAATCGGATTGCCCACGCAGTTAGTGCCATCTGAGTAATACGCCCACTTGTCTAACATAGTCGGGCACTGGCGAACACGGCGATTGCTCGGGAGGTCAGCCATACGGAGAACCTCTTTAAGAACATCACTGGCGTTGATGACTGTCGTAGTGTCGTTGATGGTCGCCGTGATTGTTGAGCACATAGAGTTCAGAGGAAACGCCGTAAGAGCACAGTCAAGACCCCACTGGGCAACACGGGAACCGTTCACTTGCGTGCCAGCAACCGTTACAGTCATCTTGCCATAGACTTGGCTCGTCCACTGGATGCCACGGTCAACGAATACATTCTCAGACGGAACATAGATGTTGTAGGTGTGCTGGGAGGTCGTCGCCGAGATGGCGTTGAACGGGGCGTTGGTAAGAGAAAGTGCTCCCTTCTCTACCGCATACTTGGGTCTCTGCTGGACAATGCGGGAATCGTAGACCGCCAACTTCTCAATATCCGCTGACATTCGTATATTGAGAAGAAAGATTTTATTTTGGCAGAAATCACTAATGCGGGATGGATGTCTCCGTTTTGCTAGAAACCGTCTTTCGCCGGAACATACACTTTATGGAAACAGAGGAAAGGTTATACATCTGGATAGGAATGAGGTCGCCCGTAAGCCTATGCTTCCAGAAGACTTGGATGTCAATCGTGCGGATGTCTTGGTTATGGGCTGAGAAATCCGACAGACGGTATTCGGCTTGAGGAGCGTAGTAGATAAACTCCTTGTAGGCACTTGCTCCAGATTGCGACTGGTCAATAGAAATGTCCGTAATGATAGGCTGGAAGGCTGAGGCAGATGTCGCACGGCTCTGTCCTAAGTTGCCAGTGCCCAGAACAATCGGCTGACCCACGGCTTCGTTCTTGACCGGGAGTAGAGTGCTTGTGAATACAATGGATGAAATCGGAGACCATAACATATTCACGCTCGGGAAGTCTTGCGTCGCCAGCCAAAAAGGCTTCGTCCAAGAGATTGGCATCTGTGCGGAGTTGACTATGCCGTTCGGAACATAGGTTGAGTTCGTATAATCAACTACATTCTGGTAGGCTCTATTTACAAAGCCAACTTCATAAGAGTAGCCGTTAGGAACTGGCACTAATCCACCAACTAGCGACTGACCGGAGGCAAGATAAGTATAAACTGACCCGCCAGCACCGCTCGTCGTCTGAGCACCCGTAAAGGCTACATTGGCAAGATTGTTGCCAACACCCGTTCCAAGAACGCCGGGGGTCAATGAGTTGAAATAGGTCGTGTCTAAGTTGCCCAGAAGACCGTTCATATTCGTGTTGAAAAAGAGACGGGCAAAGCCGTTCGTGGCTTGGACACCCGCCGTGCCAGACACACTGACTACATTCTGCTGAATGCGGTCTCCAAAAAAATCACTATCCGCCGTAAGAGTAAAGAGTTCCGTTAGAGGATTGTAAGACAGTTTCGGAGGCACAAACCAAATGCCACTGCTACTTGACTTCAGCCAGTTCTGGAAAGTATTCCAGTTAGAGTTCCAAGTGAAGCCACCCGCAATCGTAGCATCATACATCGCAAAGTATGTGTCGCATAAGCAACAAGTTGAAGCACGAGTGCCGGATGACGCTTGCTGAGAAAGGTCTGCGGGGTTATACATCGTCAAGTTCCAGAGGTCTGAAAAGTGGGCATATGTCTGCCCGTAGTAATAAAGGGTGCTGATGTTCTGGTTTACACCGTTGTCCTCCGTAATGCTCTGCCAATAGGCACTTGTTGTCGGAGTTCCAACTGGAATACCTACTCCCCAAATCGTCGTGCTATTTACCGGGGGCTGACCCGCTACTGATGTCTGTCCCGATTTCACATAGTATAACTGTCCGTTGAAAAGAACAACGGCTCCCGCTTGGTAGATGTTCTGAGAAACCCACGAAGGCTGAGATGCTACTTGAAAGAAGCCACCCGCATAGGACTGATAGGCAACATTAAAAGGATACAATGTGGCGTTCGTCAAGTTCTGCGTAGTGACAATGTCTCCGAGATAATACTGCGTGGAGGAAGAATATTCACCCTTGAACTTAGGGTTCTGTGTGCCCGGAGGAACTGGAGCACCCGTCGTATTCTTGTTCTCCGGACTCCAAAGCATATAACGAATGGCGGGCGTCGCTTGGATGTTGATAATATTGGCACTGCCCGCTCCACCATAAATACCCATCGTCATACCCACTGCCATACCATATTCCGTCAAGTTAGGGTTGATTTGACCCGTTCCAGACTGAATATTGGGCATCCAGAGCGGTAAATCCTTCGGCGGTCCGTTCATTGAGAAGCGGACAATGGAAAAATAGTAATCCGCACAGTTCTTGACAAGAGCCGTATCACGAGTCTCTTGGAAGCGAATGACTGGGTCAACAATAGACTGCCCGTTGTTGCCACGGTCATCCGTTTCGTTGTTGATGATGTCCGCATTATAGTAAATATAATCGGGTGCGTCCTTTGTTCCACCTTGCTGAGTAAATGACATTCTATATCGTATCAAGATATTATTTTTAGAACCTACTTCCGCAGACACTTGAATGTTGTTCCCGCTACGAAATCATCCGGAGACAGTTTGCTTCTCTTAATAAGTTCATCGTAGTCCTCTAATGACTTGTTGCGATACAAAAGCCTTGTGATACAGTGGCGACCGCAAGTGTTCATCGTCGCACCCAACTTCTGAAACGGATGCGTGTTATACACAACTGGCATTCCACACTGCTTCAGAAGCATCGTCAGAGTAGGCTCGGCTTCGTCCAACTGTCGGAGTCGTTCTTTAGGAATAACAGACTTCTCATAATCCGGCTTGTGTCCATAGGGGTCAAAATACTCAATGTGGTCGCCGTGCTTCATCATTGCCACCCAATGCCCTTCCGTCGGTCCCGTAGTTAAAATCAACATCATACAACGCCCTTTAGCATCAAATGCCTCATCAATGTGGCGAAGGCTCTTCAGTTTAGGATACGGAAAGATGCTCGTGTGCCCTAGACACTTCCGAATGTCTTCGTCCGATAAGGAATAGTCTTCAACCCGTTTCAAATCGGCTCTACTCATTCTTTTCTATGGTAAGATAAAAGGATGAGTAGTGGTTCGCCATTCAATGAAGCCAAAGAAAAGAAAGAGAAGAAACCAAAAGAGAAGTTGCCCAAAGATGATGTCTGCTTTACGAAGACGAACGGTGTTGCTGAGCAGAAAGTGTCTCGGTCGGGGGCTCGGGGCTTGTTAGGACGGACACCGATGGACCATCATCTGCCGTGGCTCTCGGGATGGCTGGAGGACTTACGACAGACACGCTCCTTGCCGAAGAGCGTCGTAAAGGAAGGCTTGTCTGGACTGGCAAATCTTTACTCTGCTGAGGAATGCTTATTTTTAGTGACAAAGTGTCGGAAGGATTTTGC